CCTTTAGGCCGCATCGACAATTCCAAGGGCTAATGGTTATATTCTTTAATGCTTGCTTCATAGTGAATAACAGGCCGTGCCAACCGGCATGTAAGTGCCTCACCTTTGAATCAGCAACAGTGATCCACCGGACCATTGTTTCAACACCAGATGTTTCACTTATTATTGTGGCCTGGTTGATAACCGCCCTTTGCGCCGCTTGGGCTATTTCGGTTGCGGCGATTGTCCGCGCTCTTGACCTGGCCACTTTAATTCGCTTAATGATTAGATCTATTAATTCGTCGTTAGTCAACACGCCATAATTGTCATGGAGTATCGCTGACACTTCTTCAGACATTAATTTAATCCAGCCTGATAGTTTATCGTTAGTTCGACCGTGCAAAAACTCGAGTTCATTTCTATGAACGGGGATCGATAGTAATGCCGCCGCCGCTCCGCCAACCAATATAATACTTTGTAATTCATCAAGTGTCATTTGTGGCTTTATTTCTGCATTGGTCCGATCAACTGATCGTTCATAAGATTCAGTCTGATATTTATTTTGCCATGGCTCAGAGAGAATCAACTGAAATGCCAACGAACTGAAACCTAATATAAAGGCATCGGTTTCTGACTTTTCCTGATCGTCCAAATTGACAACGGAATTGATCGGCAAATTTTTAACACCCGAAACAAACTCTAACCACCGTCGATTAATCTCGGCCAGCCAGCGCTTTTCAATTGTCTTTGTTTTATTCGGGTTATTAGTTATTGCCATAAATTACAATTCCAATTCGTGGCCCTGTCCAACAATTTCGACTAAAGTATTACCTGATGTTAAATCGTCTTGTATTACAATTTGCAATTCTTCACCCTTTAGCCCTTCCAACCTGACAACCACGCCGCGCTTACTTTGCCCACCAAAGGTAGACCGCCCAACAAATGAATGTTCACCACCGGCAACTTTAGATTGAAATATCGAATCAAAGGATCTTATTGTAAATCCTCCGTTAGTTTTCCAACTGAATAAATTATTGAATTCACCATTAGCTCTTTTTACTCTCAACAAGCAACCGTTAGTTAGGGCCGAGGCTCCACCAAACAAACTAAAATCCATTTGTGACGTAGACTGAATGCCTAATAGAATTCTGGTAATGTCGCCAAATTGGCCGGGCGAAGGCTTTAAGTTAAATATCACTGGAGTTGATGATCCATCTACCATCATATCTTTTGACGAGTTATCAAAATCTACTCCAGTCGGGTAAACGCCGCCTATGACCTGATTTATTGTTATAGCATTTGTGACTACGGTGACAACTTCGGCCTGAATAAAATTATCAGCTTTCCCTAATTCAATAATATTACCTACAGCTATGGTGTGGCCAGCTAGAACGTCGAAAGCTCTAGATAAAGGATCCGGTGAAGATGCTAATTGAAATTTGGCGAGTTTATTGGTAAAGAATAACTCAAGCATTCTAGTCGTTTGATCTTGAATTACTATTTTACTTCCAGTATCACCTCTAGCGCTTGTCTCTAGTGGCTGTACGTAAGCTGGCGCTAATGCAGACATGATAACTCCTTTTTATTGTGCGCTTGTTTGTTTGATTAACACTCGATACGCTACCGCGACATCCGTCGAGGTCGGTACTATTTTGATTGCTATTGGCAACCCCGTGAAGCTCGCGCCTTCTGCGATGCCATCGGCAAGCGCTGAGCCGCCTGTTTTGGTGGCTGGTAACGATCCATTATCTGAGATAGCTTTAAACCCTCCGTTAGCATCGGTTTTGACGTGTATTTCATAGGTGCCCGTTGTTGGTATAACCGGTATCCCACCTAGCCCGTCAAGGCTGATAACATCAATAAAGTTATTTGGATAGCTCGGATTGATTCGTTCATTGTCTGAGCCTGTTTGGTCAAACGTAATAGTTGCGGCAATTAAGGCCTCTTTCTCAACTCTGCGAACTGTCATGATTATTCCTTAATTTATATCACTTAACTGATTCGTTTAAATTATCGTCGTTATTGCCAGGATCGGAATCGTCTATTTCTACATCGCTCAATCCAACGGCTTCATATGCTGATTTAGGATCTATGTCCCCACCAGATGCGGCAATGGCTTCGGTTGTACTTTTAAGCGCATCTGCTTTGTTCTTCATTGATTCTGATGCTTCCTTTTCACTTAGCGATGCTTGAACCGGCCAAACAACTTCGGCCTCTTCGGGTAAGTCAAGAATTCCGGCCTCATCCATTATGGCCAGGGAATCCAATAAATAGGTTGTGCATTCTTGGTCTTGTCGGTCGAGAATTAAAGCGTTCCATGATGCTTTATCTTCCGAGCCCGTAACTGTGCCGCCTGCTTTAGTTGTTAATATCCTGACGGGAATACCAGATGTTCCAGCGACTTCCTCTGCGCATATATCAAACGCCTCTCTAGGGCTAACCATCGACGGCTGCAACATGTTTGCTTTCATGTTGTCGAGACGCAAAACGTCCTCCCATCCATTTTGGAAGTTCTCGACATTTTCTTTTAGCTTGGCTTTTACATCTGGATCTGTTGAAGCCTTCTTGCCCTCGATTACCTCTAAAGCTAATTTTTGTCGAGCATTTCTAAAGTAAGCCTCTGCACTACTGCCCCGGATTTTTTCTTTGTCGGTTAATGCGTTCCAGGGCGCTTCAAGTGCGCTAGTTCCCTCAATCGTAGAATCAAGGGCACCTTCTGCCAGGTGAACTATTCGTGTGTAGTGAACGATATGGGAAATTATTTGAACCTGTTTACGCTGAGAACCATCAACATCAACTGTTTGTAATTGGTAAAGCACCGGCAGGCCAAAGCGGGGTGATGCTGGGTCGGTATCTGTTTTGATGATCTCGATGCCATCATAACTATAAACATTAAAGTACATTGAGCTGAATGAATCTTTTTTTGCTGAGCCAACAGGTAAGTTTAAATCCAGCCCGTCTGGGATCCCGATTAGCATAACTGAAAAATTGCCAATACGGTTTAAGATATCGGCGCGCTCGATCGCCTTAAAGAATTTTACTTTCTTGAGCTTTAAAAGCTGTTCCTCGAGTATCGCCTTATCGTTAACCTTGATTTCTGGCATATCCCGCCAGCATGACTTGGCCACTTTACCCACAACAACGTTAGCGATACCGCCGCGCTTATACATGCCCAGGTAATCGGCATATGATAAGAATTCACCATAGCCAAACAACACATTGAAATTTCGCTTGCCGTCCGGAGAAACGCCGAACAAACCACCGCTACCAGACCGGCGGCTGATGGTTCGAGTTATGGCATTCAGGACGGTGCCTAAATAGCTGTCAGCCTCTTTCATTTGCTTGGTGTAAACCTGAACGTTATTGTTTTTAAATGGCCACATATATTTTTACCAATCGAATCCGCCAGCGGTTTGAATTTCTTCTTCGGGAGCATAACACATGTGAATGGCATCAGCTATATTCGGCGATTTCTGACCCGTTCTTTTCTCCATGGCTTCTTTGCTTTCAACTTGCTTTTTACTGTTAGTTCTGGATTTAACCCATAACGGGCAAGACAGCTCTTTAACCAAATTATTAAAAACAACATCATCTTCAATATCAATGCTCATCATATCATCAGGATCGATACCATCCTCGCCCAAAATAACAAATCTAAATGTGTTGTATAGCTTCTGCGCTGTTACCATGTGAGCCTGGGCCTTGGCATTGGCGCATCTTTCACCCCATGTTTTACCAGTGCCTGCGATTTCATCGTCTGGATTGACAACACCAGATCCAGCATCAAATGCAAATACGTTTCTGCTTTTCTCTCTTGAAATTACATATTCAATCTGTCTTAATTCTCTTTGCGTGGTAGTTTCAGTTTCTTTTATTTCGTCAATAACTAAATCGCGCTTGTCATCAATGAACACGCTTACGCCATCGCCTAAGCCGCCACAAGTATCATAGATAAAATCATCAGCATCAAATTCCATTGAGTGATTATAGGCTCTATAGCTTGCCTGTCTTAAATCATCTGACCTAACCCACTCATCTATTTTATTAATGATATTACCATCAGCACAAACGACAGCATTTGAATCACGACCTTGACCAGCAGGATCATAAGCGACCTTTCTTCGGCCCGACTTAACGAATCCGTCTTTACGGCTGGCGAACCTTGCAGCTCTTACCCATTCGCGCTGAATGATAACGTCTGCGCTGGCTGTTTTAGGTTTACCCTCCCAATCGTGTTCGTGGTCTGATAACGGCCTAGTCTTTAATGAGTGAAGCCGCATTTCCTCTAAGTGCTCAGGGAAATACTTATTATCACGCCAGTTGATTAGTTTTACGCAGCTTCTAGGCGGCGGGTTGATGATAAAACGCTGGTAAGTATCATCCAACTCGTCATCGGGGTTAAATATTATAATGTTGATTGGTCGCTTTCCTCTGCCACCAAATGATTTTCGAGGCCGGATAGATGGTAACAATTTCTCCCAAGAGTTTTTACTTACATTCTCAGACTCTTCACATACGACGATATCAACATCACTTATAGACTTAATGTTTTTGATGTTGTTTTTAATGCCTTTGAATATGAATTTGGAGCCATTAAGCCCTTCGATTTTATCCCTGGTGGCAGTAAAGAAGTGATCTAGATCTCGCTCTGTTATTGCCGCCTCAATCTCTGCCTTGACCGATTCCTCTATCGATAACTGTATCTCTCGCGTGAACAATATTCTAACAGGTCTAATTGATGCCTCTACCACGCACGCATCCATAAACGTAAACGATTTTCCTGATCCCCGGCCGCCGTATGGCACAAAGTAAGTTATTTCTTCCCTGAACACAGTGCGCTTTTTTAGTATCTCTTCGGCAGTAGTGTAAAAGAAGTCAGCGAATGCCTCCTGGGGCTTCCAGTCTAATACTGCGCCCATTAATCAGGCTCGTTCTGCAATTTAGAAACACAACCAAGCAAAACTATCTCGAATCGCTTAGGGTGTAGCTTGTGCCAATTGCGCAGGCATTGAGTTGTGACGCCCATCATTGACGCCACTTGAGATAGGCTTTTAAGTCCGTGGAATTTGGCGTATTCGCTAGCTGTCATATTGCACTCCTTAATTGATGTTACTTTCTCTTGCGGATGATACCGCTTAGATCCAGTATTCCTTTAAATATTTGAGATTTATCATCTCGCGTCACCTGCACAACACTACCACCATCAGCGTCAGTGACCACAGCACTACCACCTCTAATTCTCAGGTTGTTTTTGTTGGCATAGTTGACCCCGCTTTCGTCGGTCAGCATCTCGGCATACCCAGTTACTTTAATTCGACAACCAAGAAGCGCGATAACAGCAGTAAACTGAGTGGTTCCATCCGCGATGTGGACACTCTCTAGTTCACAAGGCAACCAGATAGCTTTGACTCTTTTTGCTGACGGGCAAACCTTGGTGATGCACGTCCAGCCATAAGGTAGTCCGTTATGATACTGCGGCATGGTTAACTCTGATTGACAGCAATTGCAAAGTATAAGGTTTTTCATGCTTGAATCCTTGGCTTGTGAAAGGCGTCATGTCTTTCAATACAACCAATATACCAACATATTTTGCATTTACAAGTGTTTCTGTCAATATATTTTGTGTTTTAGTCCTTTAACTTATCAACCGATGCTTTAATTTCGCCCCACGGGGTAATTTCGGCACCTTTTGTGATGCTTAGGTTTTCATTGAACGCTTGAACGTCGATATGCTTACCAATGGTATCCAATGCTTTATTCGCGCCAGCCGCTTCAAACTTATACTCTCCTGACGGCTCACCTTGCACCATTACAGGCTCGTCTTGCATGCACCTATCATAGACACGTTTAGCACTCCTTAGTACCCATGCAGCGTCTATCTTGAAGTCTTTTTCAGCCAACAGCCTAACTTGCTCCTTAAGTTCGCCAATCCTAGCCTGAACCTCCGCTAACGCATGAAACTTTGACGCCTTAGTGTGGGTGGTGTGTGCGTTTGATTTGCTATTGGGAAATGTAGCCCTCCAAGCGTTACTCTGCTCACCGTAGAGCACATAGTGACCTGCGTAAGTGTCAACCTCTGCTTTGGTGGGTCGTGATTGCGACATCCGAGCGCCCTCAATGATTTAATGTTTGATTATACCACAAACGATAAAACCCCTGTTAAGGGGCTTTTGCCATAGTTGATTTACAGCGCTAGCTTAGATTCATCGTTACAATACGCCGTATACTTAATACCAAAGGACTGATTAACCATTCTGACGCCACCATGGTCAGTACATGCGGTTTCAGCTTTATCATAAGCCTCGCTTGTTACGACTGGAGATAACTGCGGCACAATCCCGCAGGCTGATAAGATTAAAGCCATTAACGCAATAGATAGTTTTTTCATAATTTCCTCTCTTTGGTTTGGTTGTTTACACTTCGTTTAATCTTAACGATTTTTTGGTTAAAATGAAATTAACATCGACGTTGACAGCCTCGTTGTAATTCGAGTTAATTTTTAATGTGGTTTGGTAGGTAATTTCTTTACCATCAATCGCCGCAACAAGCTCGCCATTTTTATTGTAAGCAATCTCAATATCTACGCGGTCAGCGGATGCGCTTAATACCTTTGGCCAATGTCGAGCAATACAATCAGCTCCAACGATTTTCGTTATCTGTTTGAGCTCCTTTTCTGTTAGCTCCTTTGTTATTAGTAAAAATGGTTTTCCTGTTGCCATTATTTGCCCTCCCTACGTTGGTTAGCGATCAGTTTTAATTCATACAGCCTATTATGCTTAATCGCGTCACGAATTTTACGCTGATGATTGCCAAAATATCCTAAGTGAATTTTTCTCGATTGATCTTTCATTAATCACTCCTTTATTCTTTAATTTAAATAATAGTATCAGTAAAGCTAACGGGGATTGACTCAAAAAATGTCGGCATGGTATCCGTTGAATATTCATTCAGGCAACCGCTTAATTTTATGACGTTCGGCTTTTTTAGTTTTGGTGCGCAACCAATAACCTGCATTAGCGACATACCAAGGTGTTTATCGTTTGTTATGACGTAGCTCATACGTTGAGCGCTGTTGGTTAGGTGTTTCTTAAATGATTTATTCATTTCGGTGGATCCGGTAGTGGTTGCCAGTGGGTTACGCTATCGAACGAACAAGGCCCTTGACCTTCCCATTCGTGCCATCCATTAATTGACTTGAAATCATCAGCACCTTTCCAGCGATGCTTGTCTGGTGTTTCGTTCCACATGATATCACCGCAAAAGAATATAGCATCACCCATTTGCACGCGACCGTTGCCGTCATCACCCGCCACACCCCCTGGGAATGGAAACACATTGTCTCTAACATCCCACACCAATACGTGTTGACCGTGTTCAGGTAAGTTATCCTTGACGCTTATCCATTCCTGCATTTTATTTTCCTTCCCAGTTAACTTATCAATTTTACGCCAATGCACCAATTCAACCGCTACAGCTCCCAGTAAAAAGCATACTAATGCGAATATAGCGGCATACCCCAAGCAGTGGGCTGGCATTATTCACCGATCTTGTTTAGTGTGATTGTGAATTTGTCGCTAGCTAGTAAATTATTAATTACTGAATGATTCCGGTCGCAACCTTGAGTCACAAATAGCATGGCGTCACGAAGTTTTTCTTCGTCGGTTCTGGTGTCGATTGGTTTGAAGTTAATGTCAGGCCTTGCGCAATCTAAATGACCAACCTTTTTGCCATCTAGAACCTCAAAAGCTAAACTTCCGTTAGTCTTAATGCCTAGCACCAAGAATGTCGTTTTCTCTCCAAAATAAGAATCAAGACGGAACTCACTACCGACTGGAGGCGGCACTTTCGCATCAGCCATCGCCTGAGTAAACATCGGCTTATCCTGGTTGGCGACTGAAGACTGATTTAATCTCTTTGATAATTCCCAACAGTCTGATGCGTACCTTCCGAATTCTGCTTGCTCGTTTTCGTCGCTCATTGAGCATGATAAATTATGAAGAATATTGCCAATACTTCCAATTTTATAACTATCTGAGTTTTCATCGGCAAACACCGGCTTATCATTAGTCTGGGCGTAGCATACTGGCTTTAATTCTTTGGCCATGGAGATTACTATCTTATCGGGTGAATGCTTAGTCATTTCCCTTTCGTCACTACACTGATTGGCTGAATACTGATCAGGATCGTGAACTGGATTTTTCATGGCAGTTTCCTTTTCGTAGATTTCATGGAGGGCGTCGAAGTGTATTATCCATGACTCAATCGTGAAAAGGTCGCTATTCCAATCCTCTCCACCTGCCGGCCCAGTAATTAAACTCCCAACGTCAGTTTTAAGGACAACGGGCACCCAGTCAGCAACAGGCTGCTTGCCGGTGTTTAGGCGGTCGGCGAATGAGGTTATGAAGATTTCCTTGGCGGAAACACAAGCAAGAAATGCACTACCAATGTCACTAATATTAATAGTTGCTTGTATCGTTTCATCTTCAGTCGACCATTTGTCACCACCCGATAATTCAATGCCTTTATCTTTAAGCCAGCTTACTGGAATCTTTTTCATTTTAAATCGCTCCCTGTTAGTTTGAATTTTTTGGCCGCTGCAATAGTGAATTTTTTGTCTATATAAACATCGGTGGTTTCATCATCAGAACTCACAACTTCAAAAATAATAAAATCCTCATCAATTGTTACATTAGAAAAGCCATCGAATTTGCATTTGGTGATATCAAACTCTTTGCGCGGAATTGATACGAATTCATTATTTAGTACATCTGCCCACATTAAAACTATATCACCAACACCAACCGCCCGTCCTTCACCAATGAAAACAACATGATTTCTTATAATTGAGTACTCAGTAGCCCAATCAGGCGCATCATCAATTTCTTGCTGTGTTAGCTCTCTCATTTAATTCCCTTATTAACCTTTGTTTTACGTTGCCAGTTTGGCTAATTGAATTAATACGATAATTACAATAACGCCAAATTCAATTATATAAAAAGGACGTTCTATTCTGTGTTTATCATCCATGCGTTTCACGATTAATCCTTCATTCCTAGGTAGCTAAAAAATTCATCCGCCGAGCATGTAGCAAAAGGCTTGCCGCATTGAGAGTATTGACATTGAAAATCATTTTGGCACAAATCGCTTTCTTGTATTTCATTGTCACCCTTACAGTGAGGACACTTAACAATTAATCCCGATGGTTTGGCCATTTTTTGTAGCTTCATGATTTACCCCTTGCCGCCTTGGTATTTAATGTCATTAGCTGCTTGCGGCCCTTGAATTCCCTAATTTCGTGAAACTCACCTTTAGTATCTGGTATGTACTTTCGTAAGGTTCCGCGGTTCACATCTAGGGCCCTGGCCAGCTCTGATTGATTTTTCATGAATTCCATCGTGTTAAGTAAATCCGCTACAGTCTTCATTTCGATTCCTCGTTATTTGATGATTTAAATTTATACTACTTAGTATGAATAGTCAACAGTTATAGTCAATAAAAAACCAGCCGTCAAGCTGGTTAGTTACTTGTATTAAATCTGTTGTCCAACAGTATTAATGCTCTGCCCGCGCCACAGGCTAGATGGTCAACACCTCCTAGTTTGAAGATGATTGGGTAGCGATGCCCGTTGCCGTCTAATTCTTTATACGCCTGTAAATCCGTTGTTAATCAATTCCCCAATCTTCTTCACTTAACTCTTTTGACATACCCATAATGCCCTCACCAACGGCGTGACCACAACCTTCGTTAGCCGGTGATTCACTTCCTGTTCCGTAAATTAATGATGTTACTTTCATAATTATCCCTTATTCGATTTTTTTCTGTCGATCACCTTATAGATGATAGTTTGAATACGCTCAATTGATAACACTACGCCAGCGATAATAGATACAGCAAGCCCGTAATCAGTCGGTAGCCATGTTGCGACGTCCAGAGTAGTCACTGGTATAACATCAGCGGCCTGGGCTGTTGTGATGCTTGTCGTGGCAGCTATTGATCCAAGTAATACTTTATCTGATAACGTCTTAGTCATTTCGCTTAGCTCCTCCTTGATTATTTCGACTATTGCTTGCGTTGGCATCTTTGTGTCTCTTTATCATCTTGCCAGCTATCATAGTTATCGAAAATATGAAAATCAGCAAAATCACTAGGCCAGCATAAATCATCGAAGCGTCCAAGCATTTTTTGAGGGACTGTAGCCACCAAAAACAGTAACATGCTGGCAATTAAACTTACGTATTGATAAAGGAATTGCATAAAGAAAAAACCTTCGCTAAATTCCCCCACGATACCGTAATTACGAAGATATGTAACTATCGTAAATGCGCCTCCATACACAATAGCGCAAAACAGGACTATCCCCATCCAATGCGCTCTAATGTAATTTATTCGACTGTTGGTAATGTAAAATAAAAACAAAAAATCTACAATCAACAATGTAGATAGACATTGCCAAGTTGTAAACTCATAAGACAAACCAACTAAGTAGCTAGCAGCCCATGATAAACAAGCAATGAATGGCGCGAGTTTGTTTTTCATTTTATGCTATTTATTAACTGGTGGTGTTTTTGGATCCGATCCGCCGTTTCCTGCCATGATAATTCCTCTAGGTTGTTTAAATATTTCATTGTAGCATATAAACCAATCCCAACAAAAACAAGCGCTAAAATCAAGCAGCATACGTTTAGCCAGTGTGGGTAATCGTCTTCGCTTGGATGGCGTGGCATTTTATTTTAATCCCAGAAATCCGAAGTAGGCTCCGCTCCGAGTGTCTTCATTGCTTCGACCGGTCCATCCGGTTAGCTTTTCGAATTCAGCCTTACCTTGTTGGCTTTTCCACCGCTTAGATATTGAATGTTTTACTATTTTTATGCCAAGATACTCGGCAAGGTACTCGACTTCGCGTTGTGCCTGCTTGCACATCCCAACGTTTTCTGCCTTTTTTAATTTAACTGGCAACGGATCTTTGCCTCTTACATGAAATCCGCTATTGCTAATGCCGCAGACATCTTCGATGTGGATCTCAACCTGGTCTTTCGGACTTATACCATCAAGAAAGTCGCGTAACTCCATTAATCGCATAGACCAAAGGTTAACTAATTTGCCGTCTCGATACTCCGAAACGCCATGTTTTGAGCTATCTGGGTCCACGCCGATCACAATTTTACTCATAAATTTATTCTCCATGATTTTTATGAAAATCATATTTCTCATTAGCATCTAGGCGGGCTTTTTTGGCGTCATCTATGTTGACGAACAATCCTAAATATTTCTTTACGCCATTTATTTTCAATTCTGCACACCATTTTTTGCTCTGTTTGTGCCACCAAACGCCATTGACACCGCTAGTATTATTGTTTCTCTTGGCTATGTTTCTGTTGTTTGTGGCCTTACTAACTGATCTAAGATTTTCTATTCTATTATCTGTTCTAGTATGATTTACGTGATCTATATCGCCATCAGGGAACTTACCATAAACATAGAGCCAAGCAAGCCTGTGTTGAACATACATTTTGCGGTCTATCCTTACCTGATAGTATCCATCTTTGTTTATACTTTTTGGCACCGTGCCCTTCCGCGCCGTGCTGCACATGGTCACCTTTCTAGTAAAAAGCCCTGTGTCGCAATCGTAAGAAAATAGACCTTTAAGCTGCGCTTGATTCATGTTAACTCACCGATCAATAAATGGGAATCAAGTATGACACAAGAGTACTCTTAAGCCCGATTATTATTTTTATTTCCTAGTATCCATTATCGCATCAATAACATCCTGCCCAAATGGCAAGTCATAGCCAAAGCTTACCATTGAATCGATCATTTCCTTGAACAGCTCAGATTGAAGCCCGAAATGAGCGGTGAAATTGTGACGGCGATGAGTTACGTTGAACACGCTATTGCTATGCGGATCGTGAAATTCCCAAGGTAATGGCAAAACAAAAAATCCGCCGATGTGTACTTTTTTATGCTTACCCTTGCGACCTACTACGTGGTGCAATTGTCGCCCATAACAGCCATTTAAGGACGAATTACTGTAACCGATGTTTTGATACCAATCAGCTATAATTCCGTGCCAGCGTCTTTCTATCGCGTTTGACATTGTTTTCCCTTAAATTTTATTTGACCAAAGTCCGTCACTTGATTTGAATTTACGATCTTTAACTTTCTTGCTGACAAAGTTTCGCTGAGCGTTTTTAACCGGAGATCGTTTGATCTTAGGTTTATTTTTTTGTTTGCTCTGTGGATTTCTTGGGATAAAACTCTTGGCTGTGGGTTTATTTTTTGGTGATTTTGATTCTTTTAGCGCTGACGATATTAGTCTATCAATCATTTTTCCGACAGATTTATCAGGAAAGCTTGATTGTTTAAATAGCTTAACACCAAGAAGAGCATGATTAAGCGAAGACCTTTCGGACGCACCTTTGTTTTTTGCGCCCTTGTATATTCCATTATAAACAACGTCACTGGCATCCATTAATCAATCCTCGTTGGCATGACAACAAACTTAGGATTTCCGTATTCTTCATTGATGTTTCCATTGGTTGAAGTCAGCAACATCGCGCCATTCTCACCAGTGAAATTCAATCTTGCATGCCCACCAAATCTTTGATCAAACATTTTACTAAATAATCCAAGATAAGCCGTTTCCACACCGATAGTTGGAATGCTTTTGAAATTAACTGGAATAATCTTAGTGACATCAGGAAACTTTCCATCGATAACATCAACGACACTGATTTTTATTAACGAACCAAACGAATCGTAATGTTTAACGAAGTTATCCTGGCCAAAAACAAACACAGAATCTTGCGCATTTTTAGGTATCTGTCCCTGGATGTTCAAAATTAAATCGCGCTTAATCCGATTGGTCATTGTCATTTGAACTGCGATATGGCCGTTGGTAGCTTCGATTTTATTTTTATAGATGTGAATTCCGTTGAGATAATATCTAATATCATCTTTGGCTTGGCAGACTTTGGCCGCTCTTAATTGTTTGCTGTTGATTTTCATTTCGCACCCTTTGAGTTGATTAAATTGTTGCCCCGGCTAGAGGGCGAAAGGTGCTGGCGTGATCCTCAGCATAACCC